CGATTTTAAATCAAGGTGTTGAGATTGGCATTTTATCAAAATCTTTCCGACAAGCCAAAATGATTTTCAAAAAAATTGAAGACATCTCCATGCACCCAGATGCCCATTTTTTCAAACAATGTATAACCAAGGTTTCTAAAACTAATGATGAGTGGTTAATGGAAATTGGTACGAGCCGTATTCGAGCTTTGCCTTTAGGGGACGGTGAAAAACTTCGCGGGTTTCGTTTTCATAGAATTATTATTGATGAGTTTGCGCTGATGCCTGAAAGAATTTATAACGAAGTTATTGTTCCATTTTTGTCTGTAGTTACCAACCCAACGCAACGTGACGATTTGGATAAACTTGAAACCCAGCTGATAGAGGAAGGTCGCATGGGAGAACACGAAAGGCACATATGGCCGGGCAACAAATTAATTGCACTTTCTTCGGCTTCTTACAAGTTTGAGTATCTTTATAAAGTGTATCAGCAATTTGAGTTTAATATTACACGTGAAGAACAAAAGGATAGTGCGTCTAGGTGCATTATGCACTTTTCATATGATTGCGCCCCTCAGCAGTTATACGATCAAAATTTGCTCAACCAAGCTAAATCAACGATGAGCCAATCCCAGTTTGAGAGAGAATTTGGAGCTACCTTTACAGATGATAGCGCGGGGTATTTTAAGACAAGTAAAATGGCCCTGTGTACCGTACCAGATGGAGAGCTCCCCTCTATCGAAGTAAAGGGGAGTGTTGACTCTCAATATATTTTGGCATTTGATCCGTCGTGGTCCCAGACAGAAAGTTCTGATGATTTTGCAATACAAATATTAAAACTGAACGAAGAGCAACAAAGGGCTGTCTTGGTCCACAGTTATGCTTTGGCTGGCACATCTTTGAAACACCATATGAGATATTTTTTATTTTGTTTGGAGAATTTTAATATTGTGGCTATATGCGGCGACTACAATGGGGGGGTGCAGTTTTTACAGGCGTGCAATGAAAGCGAAACTTTCAAACAAAAAGAAATTAAACTAAAGCAAATCGAGGTACCCTTTGATAAGCCTGAGGAGTATCAGCAAAACCTGCGCCAGTATAAACAGCAATACAACAAGGGGGACAACAAGTATGTGATTTTGCGTAAACCCACAAGCCATTGGATTCGGCAGGGCAACGAGTTGTTACAAGCCAACTTCGACCACAGACGGCTGCTTTTCGCCAGCCAAGCAATTGATGACAGTTATACCACTCAAAAAAACAAAATGATCCCCATAGACGAATTGAAATTTTTAAACTTAAAAGACGCGGACAAGCAAAACAAGGGAGCCAAAATGATAGATTTTATAGAGCACCAAGCAGATATGATTAATTTAACGAAAAACGAATGTGCTCTCATACAGATTACAACCACCGCCCAAGGTACCCAAACGTTTGATCTACCGTCTAACTTGCGGCGCCAAACTGGACCCGATAAAGCTAGAAAGGACTCTTACTCTGCTTTGGTGTTAGCTAATTGGATGACAAAAATCTATTTTGACTCGAAAAAACAACCCAAATCAGATATAATAGAAACATTCGAACCAATGTTTATAACCTAACTTTTGACTTTTGAAAGTCACTTTTAATTAAATCAGTGTAAAATGTACCATGGCTAGAAGAAAATATACCAAACGATCCGATTATTGGAAAAAGTTTGAGAAAAACTTTCAATACCCTAATAGTCCCTACGAAAGCCTTGCTGCCACAGATGGGGACTTTGAACCCAAGCTGGTAGGTGATTCTTTTTATGACTACACCGCAGAGGCCAGAGATTATACGCGAAACTCGACCTACGATTCCACCGACAGGCGAAGAAACGCTATAGCTGTTAATCCTAAATTGTACGGATATAACAACATTAGAGCGGGGATGCTTCCGTACCAGTATGCGTTAGATGGAGTTAACGTAAGAGAGGCTATCGAGCTATGCCAAAAGGCTTATTGTAATGTAGCTATCTTTCGCAATTCTATTGATATGATGGCTGACTTTGCAAATTCACCTCTTTACCTTGAAGGGGGGAGCGAAAAATCTAGGCGCTTTATTAATTCATGGTTTAAAAAGATAGGAATATGGGGGCTAAAAGACCAATTTTTTAGGGAGTACTATAGAAGCGGAAATATTTTTCTTTTTACTGTAGAGGGGAAGTTTAAAGCTGATGAGTTTGCAAAAATTAGAAATTTAGGCTTGGTAGCCCAAACAAATAAAATTCCTATTAGGTATATTTTGCTTAATCCTTTTGATGTAGTCGCCCAGCGAACAACTTCCTTTGACGTTCGTTTTTTCTCTAAGCTGCTTAGCGAGTATGAGATTGAGAGACTAAAAGATCCAAAGAATGAAGCTGATAGAGAGCTGTATAACGCTTTGCCAGACAATGTTAAGAAGCGAATCCGGGAAACCGAATGGAATCCCTCCGGATTGACCGTTAGGTTGGATCCAGCGAAGTTAAGATATGCTTTTTACAAGAAGCAGGACTATGAGCCGTTTGGTATTCCTTTTGGGTTTGCTGTTCTTGATGACATCAACTTCAAGATGGAGATGAAAAAAATTGATCAAGCGATTTGCCGTACCGTCGAGAATGTGGTTTTGATGATCACGATGGGGGCTACCCCAGATAAAGGGGGCATTAACCCTCGAAATATGCATGCCATGCAAGCGTTGTTCACCAACCAGAGTGTGGGGCGTGTGCTGGTGAGCGATTACACTACGAAAGCCGAGTTTATTATTCCAGATCTGGAAAAGGTTATTGGACCGGGGAAGTATGATGTTGTAAATAAAGACATTAAAGAAGGGCTGCAAAACGTTATTCTTGGAGAGGAAAAGTTTGCAAATGCAACCATCAAGGCCCAACTTTTCTTACAGCGTTTACGAGAATCGCGCGAGGCTTTTTTAAATGAATTTTTACAACCCGAGATTAAGCAGATTTGCAAGAACCTTGGGTTTAGAGATACCCCGACCGCTCACTTCGAAGACATTGATATGAAAGACGAGAACCAAGTCCAACGTGTCATCACACGCATGATGGAGTTAGGTATTCTACCCCCAGAGGAAGGCATGAAGGTCATAGATACAGGAGTTTTCCCATCAGAGCGAGAACTAGAAACAGCCCAAGAAAAATTCCTCGAGGATCGAAAAAGAGGATGGTATAATCCGTTGGTGGGAGGAGTTCCAGTTTTTGAGGAGCCCGGGGAAATGAAGATGGAGGAAATTAAGCATCCGCAAAGCATGAAAATGTTGGAAGAGGAAAAAACCAAAACCCCTAAATCCGCAGGACGTCCATTGGGTGCCAAAACAGGCGAAAAGAAAACTTATGCTGTAAACGCCATCAAGGAGATCATCGATGCCACCAATAAATTACATGCAGACATCACAGTGGAGGCCAAAAAGGTTTTCAAGAAAAAGCGCTTAAATAAAGACCAAAAAAACGTTTTGGAAAAAGTCTGTGAGTTGGTGGTCTCCGCGTGTGCTCAGGCGGATTGGAAGAAAACCGCCACAAATTGCCTAAAAGACAATCAAAAACTTTTACAACTGAAGACTTTAGGGGAAGTGGTAGATATTAGCGTGGAGCACTCGTTGGACGAATACGCTTCAGCCATTTTGTACCACAGCGCTAAGAATTCACCAAAAGATTAAAAAAGTGTAACATACAGGGATGAGCGAACCATATAAATTTACAACACAATTCGATTTTGAAGTTTTTGCCACGGACGATTTAGAAAAAGACTTGAATATCAGTGTAGCTTCTTTGGATAATTTAAAACCTTTAATTCCCCAAGGTATAGATTTAGACCGTAATATTGATTTAGTGGGGGCTGCCTTTAATGCAGCTATAGTTAATCGATTCAACAGGAACGGGGATGGGATTGATTCCGCCACTGCTAAAGACCTTCTTGGTTACTTTGTCCATAAACCCACAAATATAGAACATAAGAAACAGAAGGTGGTGGGTCACATCGTAAACGCTGCGTTTACGGATATGGAAAACGACAAAATCTTGAATACCGCAAAATTGGAACAAAGGGTCGATCCCTTCTATATTTCGCTGGCAGCTGTTATTTACAAGACAGTAAACCCTGAATTTGTGGAGTTTTTGCTTAAAGCTAGCGACCCAAAGGATGTGGACTACAATAAGGTTTCGGCAAGCTGGGAACTTGGCTTTAACGATTATACCATTGCGGTAGGCTCTCAGAACCTCAGTGAAGCTGAGGTTATTACGGATCCTGCTAAAATTAAAGAATTGGAAAAATACTTGCGGGCTTTTGATGGAAATGGTACCTTAGATGACGGTACTCCTGTGTATAGACTTGTCGCTGGAGAGGTTTTTCCTTTAGGGATTGGCTTTACTACTAAGCCTGCGGCGGACGTAAAAGGCATCGCCGTAAAGGAGAGTGAGAGCCTCAAAATAGAGGAAGAGAAAGCATCAAGGCCAGAAAAAATTAAAAATAATATTTTAAAAATTTCCCAAAACGAAGAAATTAATGTA